ATGGGCAATGACGCTATGGCTATGGTATTGTTCGGCGATCGGGTGACGGTCGTCGAAGCGCCTGCCGTGGTGAGCGGCGGGCAGACACAGATTGACCGGATGCGTTCCTGGCTGGATGCCTGGGACTTGTTCCTCTCCAGCCGGAAGGCTGAGAAAACCCGGACGGCCTATAAAAAGGCATGGCAAAATTTGATGGCTTACACGAATAAGCCATTCTGGGAGATTGACCGGGCGGATCTATTCGCATGGACGGCGGAGATGAAGACCGCCGGTCTGGCCGATGCGACGATCCAGCAGCGGGTGGCGGCAATCAGCGCGTTCTACCAGTATGTGATGGATGAATACGATGTGGTAGACGCGGAGGGGCGGACGTCGCCGCTGTTCAACCGGAACCCGGCGGCGAGTAAGAGCCTGCGTCCGGCGGTGCAGGCATTCTCGAACGTGACGGCGCTGCGGGGAGATCAGGTGAAGGCGCTGCTGCGGGCGATCAACCTGCGGACGGTGCAGGGGCTGCGGGATTTTGCCCTGTTCACGTTTTATCTGTCGACCGGAAGGCGGAACACGGAGATCAGGGTAGTGAGGAAGGGGGACTTTCGGCAGTCTGGCGTTACGGTGCAGTACCGGTGGAGCGGGAAGCGGAAGGATGGGTGGGATGAGTGTACACCCGATGTGTGGAATAACATCCAGGTGTATTTGGCCGCTGCGGGGCGGCCATGGGAAACCCTGGGGGAGGGGGAGTATATCTTTACCGCGCTGAACGATAGGGCGGGGCGGCTGCACAATGTGGATGCGGAAACATATAACCCCAGCGGGCAGCCGCTCTCGATGCGGCAGGTTGGGGCGCTGTTGAAGAAGTATGCGCGGCGAGCAGGGCTGGACGCGCAGGCGATTCATGTGCATGTGCTGCGGCACACGGTGGCTATGCTGATGGACGAGGCAGGCTTTAGCCTGCGGGAGATCCAGGAGCGATTGAAACACAGCAGCCTGGATATGACGAACCGGTACATGGACCGTCTGAAGGGGCAGCGCAACGATTACTGGGTTAAGGCCAGCGCGCTGCACGATCTGCCGACGCAGCCCTTCCAGCGGAAGAAGTGAAATGGAGACGGTCATAGGCGGTAATCTCCTGCTGTTCTGATAATACGGTTTATCGGAACGGACTGCAAGAAAAGGATGGAAAGCGGATGGAAATGGGAGCGGTTCTGGCGGCGCTGGCGTTATTCGGGGTAGGCTACAACGCGCTGACGGCGTGGCTGGAGGCGAGGGGGCTGGACCGGGGGTATACGGCTTATTTAGTGGTGGGCGGGGTGTTGGTGACGCTGGCAGGATTGGGGTCGGTGGATGGGTGGCCGGCGGCTGGGAAGGCGCTGCTATGCTTTGCAGCGAGCGGATTGCCGATGGTGATCGGCTCGATGGCGCGCAGTGCGCAAGCCCGACGGCGGGACGAGGAAGGGGCAAAGCGGCTTGCCCGGGAGTTATTGCATGACGAGACCTATCATCGGGCGGACGGCGTTCCGTCAAGAGGTGCAGCGGGCGATCAATGCAAATAAGGCGGCGCGGGAGGCGTTGCGGCGGATCATTGACGATGACCCGGGGCCGCAGATGCTGGCATTGCTGATTGCGAGGGCAGCGAATGCGCTGGGTACGAATTTGGAGGCGCTGCAGATTATTGGGAGAATCGGTGAGCTGGCGCGGAAGCGGGGCCAGCAAGACCTGGACGAGTGACTTGGGTGAAAGGAGTAGGGCATGTTCGGAATTCTTTGGTACGACTCTAATTGGGATAACTCAATGAAGGTGCTGGCGACGGCGGCGGCTCACTATCGTAGGAAGATGGGGGTGGAGCCTAACCTGGCGCATGTACACCCTGAGACGTTGGCGGCGCATTTTTCTGCGCCGGGGACGCCGGCGGGGTGGACGCTGGTGGCGGATCAACGCATCCAGCGGAATCATGTGTTGATCGGGGTGGCGGAATGAGCGATGAGGTGGATTGCGACCTGGCGCGGGAGATGCTGTCTTCGGTGGTTGAGTTTTTCGACGAGAAGCAGGGGGAGCTGGGGACTGTGAAATTCTACGAGATGCTGAGCGCGAAGCTGAGCCGTGTGGCGCGGCGGGAGCAGCCGTGGACATGGCGATATGCGCAGGGGGTGCACAGGGGGACGATCAAGCCATCGAAGGCGTTCGCGGATGCGGTGCTGGCGCTGGGGGCGGCGCTGGATGAGGTATCCGGGGCGGCGCTGGCGTACACGGTGGAGGTGAGGGTGTATGCGCGTCCGGGGGCGGTGCAGAACAACAGCCTGGTGTTGGGGGAAAGCAAGATGTGCGCGAGGTCAGGATGCAGGGTGAGCTTTGTTCCGAATGTGCCGTGGCGGAAGTATTGTTCGGCAGACTGCGGCGCGATGGCGATGGAGGAAATGAGGAGATGATTCCCGTTAGGATCGCTAAAAGAGTTTTGGAAATCAGCACTCCTTCCAGGGTGTTCGAGAAGCCCTGGGAGGAGACAGTCCTCGAGGTGTGGACTTACGTCCACCCCGAGGACGCGGGAATCAATGCGCGCCTCCGCTCCGCGGAGGAAATAAGCGAAGCGGTATTTTACGCTGTCAAGGACGATAGCGTAATGATGAAAAAGCGGGGCTGGACGCCCGACTTCTGGTCTGAGTTCCTCGTCTGGGGGGAAGAAAATTGGGAAAACCCAGACGAGGAAATTCAGGAATGCCTCCATGACATGGAGGCAAGGGTCGAGACTGGACGCCAGGCGGCGCGTCCGGTAGAGGAGGTGATCGAATTTATTCTGGTTACTCCTCCCGCTCGGTGGGAGGAATGGCCGCTGCTAAGCAGCGGTAAATGGATTTTGGAGGACTGACGTGATGATCCTACTCAATTTCTCTCACCCGCTCACGCCTGCACAGATCGCCCAGGCCGCCGCGCTGGCCGGGCAGCCCATCGAAACCGTGGTGGACCTGCCCGTGCATTTCGACGGCGGGCAGCCCTTTGTGGCCCAACTCCACACCTTGGCCGCGCGCATCCCGCTAGACGCCGCTACGCTGCAAACCGCGCCCATACTGGTTAACCTGCCCTCGCTCAACTTCATCGCTGGCCTGCTGCTGGCCGAGCTGCACGGGCGCATAGGCTACTTCCCCACCATCCTGCGCCTGCGGCGGGTGGATGACAGCCTTCCGCCACGCTTTGAAGTGGCGGAGTTGCTGAACCTGCAAGAGGCGCGCGACCAGGCGCGCCAGGCTCGGTAGAGAATCTGACGGAATCGGAGGCCGTTCTATGATTATCAACCTTACACGATTATCAACCTTACACCTTTCACAGTGGTCGTGGTGACGCCTTACGACGGAGCAATCGGGACTAACTATTAATAACTATTAATTATGAATTGCTATCGGGACAAGTTCAGCGGGACGGTGTTCTGTAAGCCCGCAGTGAAGCCATACCCGGCGCCGGAGCGCGGGCGCGCCGCCGTTGTGCGCCTGCTCGAAGCGGCGGGATGAAGCTATGAAAGCGTATAAGATTGTTAATGAAGTAGATGGGCATCGCGGGTTGTTCTACCACAAGGGCTACAACGAAGACCCGCGCCCGTTCAACCCGTCGGGGGATTGTGAACCCGGCGGTATCTACTACGCCAGGGAGGATACCCTGGCGTTCCTCGGTTATGGGAACGCCGTCTACCGGGTAACGCCGGTGGGCGAAGAATACGCCAACCCCATCCCGCCGCGCAAGTATAAGGCGCACGCCGTAATCTTAGAGCGGGTCGGTGAGGTCTCCGACCTGGCGGTTATCCGCCTGGTCTTAGCTGAGGGCGCAAACGTCCACGCCGGCAACGATCGTGCCCTGATGTGGGCGGCAACGAACGGGCATACCGACGTGGCGCGCCTGTTGCTGGATGCAGGCATGGATGCCCAAGCGTGCAACGGCGCGCTGCTGCGGGCGGCGGAGAATGGGCGCGCCGCCATTGTGCGCCTGCTCCTGGATGCCGGCGCGGATGTTCACGTGTATTCCGACGCGCCGCTGCAGTGGGCGGCGGAGAATGGGCGCGTTGAGGTTATGCGCCTGCTCCTGGAGGCAGGCGCGGATGTCCACGCCGATAACAACTACGCGCTGCGGCTGGCGGTGCATCAAGGGCACGCCGAATGCGTGCGCCTGCTCCTGGATGCCGGCGCGGATGTCCGCGCCTGTCGCAACGAGGCATTAATGGCGGCGGCGGAGAACGGGCACGCCGAATGCGTGCGCCTGCTGCTGGCGGCGGGCGCAGATGTTCACGCCGGCGATGACGCTGCGCTGCGCCTGGCGGCTAAGCGGGCGCACACAGAATGCGTTCGCCTGCTCGTTGAGGCAGGCGCGGGAACGGAATCGGAGCCGTTCACAGTGGTCGTGGGGACGCCTTACGACGGAGCAATCGGGACTAACTATTAATAACTATTAATTATGAGTAGGAGGCGGGATGTTTTCTAAGGATCTGCAACGAGGGTTGATTCAGTGGACGGTGGCGTACAGCGGCCACGAGGCTCAGCGACATTATATCGGGCTGAGCGGGATTGGGGATTGCGAACGGGTCATCTACGACCGCTTCCGGCAGGGGACGCGGGCGACGGTGGAGGATCACTTGCTTTGCCGGTTGAGCTATGAGCTGGAGGGGCGGCTGGTAGAGCGGCTGAAGGAGATGGGGGTATACAGCGTCGGGGAGGAGATCGTGCTCTTCGATGGGCTGGTGCAGGGGCATACGGACGGGGTAATTGGGCGGCAGGATCTGCTGGAGATCAAGACATTGGCGCAGGAACGTTGGATTCCGGAGGGACGGAAGCTGCCGGGGCGAGTGTTCTGGCAGGTGCAGGCGTACCTGCATTACACGGGGCGGAAATATGGGCATATCGTGTATCTGGCGAGGGACACGGGGCTGATCTATACGACGGGGGTGTCGTACAGCGAGGGGGTGGGGCGCAAGATTGAGGAGAAGGTGGGGAGGCTGGTGGAGGCGGCGATGGCGTACAGTCGCCCGGCGTGTACATGCGGGCGTTGTGAAAATAATGGTCATCAGAATGCCGCCGGCCTTCAGCTCGGCGGCGAAAGGAGCGAATCATGAGTACGAGGGTTTTGTTGGCGGTGTTGATTGCAGTCGTCGCTCTGGCATGGGCAGCGGCGGCATTGGGGTCTTCGGCGGGAGAGCGGGTGTATCTGCCGCTGGTGGCGCGCGCGCCGGCGATGAATTGCTATCGGGACAAGTTCAGCGGGACGGTGTTCTGTAAGCCCGCAGTGAAGCCATACCCGGCGCCGTTGCAGTTTCGCTAATCCGCTCGCGGCTAAACGACGATGCTTACGCAGAGAATACAGGTGCAGGCAATTGCAGACAGGATGGCGGGTCTGCCGGTGAAGGGGAACATGCGCCGGTTGACCGAGCCGTGGTTGAGTTGCTGGAAGGCGCTGGATGGAGCGGCAGCGGGGCAGTATCACAATGCGCTGATGGAGGCGCTACAGGAATTTCCGGATCGGGGGGTCATCATGGAGCAGATCCTGGCGGCGCGTCCGGGGGCAGCGCTGGGAGAATATGCGAGCCTGGAAGAACTGGCGAAAGACCTCCCGCCTATCGAGTGGGTGTGGAGGGGTTGGATTCCGAGGGGGATGATAACGCTGTTGGGAGCGGCGCCAGGGGCGGGGAAGTCGTTCCTGGCGTTGGACCTGGCAAAGCGGATTGTCCAGCATGAGTCGTGGCCGGACGGGCAGGTGAACACGTCGCAGCGGAGGAATATCTTGTATGTGGACGCGGAGCAAGTGCCCCAACTGGCGAATGAGCGGGCATTAAGTTGGGGTATTCCGCGGAGTAAGTTGTATTTTCTGCTGCCCGAGGCAGACGATATGATTGATTTCGGTAAGCCAAGATACCGGGACCTGCTGACGGAGATGGCATACCAATTACAGCCGGAATTGGTGATCCTGGATTCCCTCAGCTCAATTTCGTCAAAGGGGGAGAACAACGTCGAGGATGTTCGCGTTGTTCTTGGGTTCTTGAACATGCTGGCGCAGGAGTATAAGGTGGGTTTGGTGCTAATCCACCATTTGAGGAAGGGAAGTAATAATGGGCAGTTGAAACTGTGGGATGTGAGCATGGACGATTTTAGGGGGAGCGGTCACATCATTGCAATGGCGCGCTCGGTGATGGGGGTGAGCGTGGTGCAGACGGCGGCGGAGGCGGACCGAAACGGGCCGCGGAAGGTGGAGATCATCAAGACAAACCTGGGGCCGTATCCCGAAGCGCTAGGGTTTGAGTTTGCGCCGCTGCATCCAAAGGGGGTATTTTTGAACTGGGGCAATGCTCCGCAGGCTTATCACGAGCCGACGAAGGAGGAGGAGTGCCGCGAGTGGCTGTTGATGTTAATCACGAACGCGCCGGAGGGGATTAAACCGAAAGAGGCGGTGGAGGCGGGGGAGGAATACGGGTATGCGCGGGCGATGATCTACCGGGCGCGGAATGAGTTGAAGGCGCAAATAGTCAACACGCTGGGGAGGAAGCACCCAGAGAACTTGTGGAAGCGGAAGTGATGAGATCGTGAGGGCGATGATGGAATATTGTACTGTCTCAACTGTCTCAAGAGTTTACTGTATTAAGACACCCCCCCTTAATTTACGACTGGGAGTGTCTGAGACTCTTAACTGTTGAGACTCCTGAGACAGTTCACGGAGGATTTATGTACGATCTTGAACAGATACGGGAACGGGTGAGCTTGCAGGCGCTGGCGGAAGAGGCCGGGGCGCAATTTCGGAACGGGTCGAGCCGATGTCCGCTGCATGGGGGGGATAATACTTCGGGATTCCATCTGTACGACGGCGGGAGGCGCTGGCATTGTTTCACGCGCTGTTCGGCGCCAGATAACGATGGTGACGTGTTCAATTTTTACATGCGGTGGAAGGGTGTGGACTTCGAGACTGCGGTGGAGGAATTGGGGCGCCTGGCGGCGGTAGCGCCGGCTGTGACGGGTGAGAGGATGGTATTTGCTCCGCCGGCGGATGCGCCGACGCCGCCCAGCGAGCGGTGGCAGGAGCGGGCGAAGCAATTCGTAAGCTATGCGGAGAAGGAACTGGCGAAGGAGGGGGGGAGGGCGGCGCGGGCTTATCTATACTCGGAGCGCGGGCTGAGGGAGGAGACGTGGCGGGCGTTCCAGTTGGGGTATTGCCCGCAAGACATTTACGATACGCCGCTGCGCTGGGGCCTGGATGGGAAGAAGATTTGGCTGCCCAGAGGGATTGTGATCTCTGGGTGGTCAGGGGGGAATTTATGGTACGTGAAGATCCGTCGTCCGATGGGGGATCGGGACGAGAAGGGGGAGTTGACGGATGCGCTGGCGCAGTACATTAAGCCGGCGGTGGTGCTGCCAGAGGTGAAGTTTGGGGGGGCGAGAGGAAATAAGGCAACGCTGTTTGGATCGGAGTTGCGGTTGGGGTATCCGGTGGCGCTGCTGGTGGAGGGGGAGTGGGATGCAATGCTGGCGTGGCAGGAGGGGCATGATTTTTGCGATGTGATGACGCTAGGCGGGGGGAAGACGCGGGCCGATTTGCTGGATCTCGCGGCGCTGGCGTGCTATCCGATCATCATTTCGGTGTACGACGCGGATGAGACGGGAGACCAGGCGCGAGAATACTGGTTGAATGCGCCAGGGCTGGGACAACGGGTGAGCGTGGCAGTTCCGCCGGATCACGACTTGTCTGATTTTTTTCGGAAGGGGGGAAACTTACGGAAATGGCTGGCGCGGCTGGTGGAGGGGCGGATGGGTGAGTGGATGGCGGGGATGGACCGGGAGCGTTGGGGAGAGGCGGGCGAGCGGCTGGATGCGGTATGGCAGCAGTTGGAGGAGGCGGTGAAGTGATGAGACGAGCGCCCTCACCCTGCCCTCTCCCATGGGGAGAGGGGAAGAATGGACGGGTAGCTCCGATAACAATCCTTAGCGGAAGGGTCTCCCCTACCCCGCGGGTATGTCGGGGGGCGGGGATGGTGGATGGTAATGCACGCTTTTTGGCGTACGCAAGCAGGCATGATGGCAGGCTGGAGGAGCGATGAAGCGAACGAGTAGGGTTATATTGCCGGAGATCGTTGAAGTTCCGTTCGAGTGCGCGCCTGAGCGGATGGGTCTAGAGCCGGGTTGCATGCGTTACCGGATGGGACGGTTGACGATCTTCGTTGGGCGGCTGCCGATAAGCGGGGAGTATCACTTGAGCATTTCTCATCCGACGCGTTATCCGACCTGGGACGAGATCGCAGAGGCGCGTTACAAGCTGATCCCGGACGAGTGCACGATGGGGTTGTTATTGCCGGCGCGGGGACGATATGTGAATATCCACCACAATTGTTTTCATCTATACCAGGTGAAGGAAGAGTAGGGCATGGGCGACGATTATTCTCGACTGAGGGAGCCGATCTTCTACGCGGTGGTGGCGGCGGCGATGCTGATTTGGGGGACGAAGGACGAGAATATGCCGGACTGGCTGCGGTTGTTTCTGATTACGGTGGGGGCGATCTTTGCATTTGCGGCGTCGGTGACGGCGCTGGACTTCGTGACACGGCGGGTAGCAGCGCGGATGGAGGATTTGTCGCTGGCGAAGACTGCTGGGCCGCGGATGCTGGCCGCGGCGCTGAAGGGACTGTCGGCTGCGCAGACGGATTTCGTGGGGCGGATGAGCGCTGTGACGATCAGCGGGATTGTGTCAAGCCAGGGTCCGGCGTGGGCGCTACGGGGGGCGGTGTGCGATATTCCGTTGGAGTTTGCGGATGACTTTCTGACGGCCAGCGAGGAGACGGCGCCATATTTATGGCCGGAACGGCGGGCGGGGGAGATCGGTGGGGAGAGCGGTTGGGCGAATGCGCGGCAGTACTGTGTGGAGTTGACGAATTTGCTGACGGCAAACGGCTGGGCCGAGAGGGCCGTGGGTCCGTATGCGGCGAAGCTGAGCGCGGATGTGACGTTGGAGCATCTGCGGGTGTATTTGGGTGTGGCACAGTAAAGGAAAATGGGAGATGGACAAGCGAGTTGGAAATCAGGCGTCGCGCTATTATAGGCAAAGCGATGATCCCTTTGTGAATAAACGCCTTCGGTGGGATGAATTTGCTAAATGCCCTCGTTGCAACAGGGATTACCGGATTGGGTTCGAGGTTATCCGTCGCGGCGGGGCAAAGCATTGTCCGTATTGTAACGAAAGGGTAGGATAGTCGCATGGACTCAGAGTTGAGCGGGCTTGTGGATACGGCGTGGCTTGTCAGTCCGATGATCCTGCTGGCCGTGATCGTATTTTTCCGTATAGGCGCGTGGAAGTGGGGGCTAGGAACATTGGGCGCGTGGGGGATATACGGCGGAATCGTCACGATGGCGGACGGTATCGCCAATCCAGAGTTGCAGGCGGAGACGGGGATGACTACCTTCCAGACTGCGATGGTTGGGATGTGCGTGGCCCCGGCGGTGATGCTTGTGCTAGGGATAATTGGCGTACTGGTATTCAATGTGGTGTTCGGAGAGGGCGGGCCGCGCCGCAGAGAGGGGCAAATAGATATGGATTGGCTGGTGGATCACGAGAGGGTAAGGCCGGGAAGGTCGGACGACGCTGTGATCGCAGTAGCGGAGATAGTGGAGCAGGTGCGTGGCGGGCATCGCCAGGATATGGAAGGTCGCTTGCGCGGCCTGCATATCCAAGTGCAGCGGGGGGAAGATCACAATGTACTTGCGCACGCGAGGTACTTGCGCGAGTACGGCGGACAGTTCGGCGTGTCCATCGCCTGCGATAACGCCAGCGATGAGGCTTACATCTCCACGCCGTCCACGCAACTGCCTCCCACCACCGACGGAGGGACGTGGGCAAGTCGCGGGCGCGGCGGGGTGACTGCATCGGTGAAGGATGGGGAGTCTCTCGAGGAGGCGATGCGGAGGTACAACGCGCGTGAAGATGCGCAAGAGAGGGAGCGCGAGGCAAGGAGGCTGCGATGATGTCATTAATTCCGATGGAGCTGGTGTTGCCGAATCCGGAGCAGCCGCGCAAGGTCTTCGACGATGATGAGATGGCGGCTTTGGCGGAGAGCATCAGGGACCATGGGGTGATGCTGCCGATTTTAGTAGAGAAGAAGGAGGGGGGCGAATATATCTTGCATGACGGGGAGCGGCGGCTGCGGGCGGCGAAGATGGCGGGGCTGGAGATGATTCCGGCGATGGTGATGGAGGGGGAGGGGGATGCGCGGCTGCGGCTGGAACGGGCGCTGGCGGCGAATTTGCAGCGGGCGGACCTGACGCCCATCGAGGAGGGGATGGCGTATCAGCGGATGCAGAACGAGTTGGGGCTGAGCCTGGCGGAGATCTGCCGGCGGGTGGGGAAGAGCCGGGCGCGGGTGGAACAGCGGTTGCTATTGCTGCAGTTGGATGCGCCGATTCAGGAATTGATTAGCAAGAAGGAGCTGCACCAGGATGCGCGGCTGGCGGAGGCGCTATTGGGGATTCCCAGCCCGGAGGCGCGGGTGAAGACAGCGAGGGGGCTGGCGCTGCGAGGGGCGAGCTTGAGGGCGAGTGTGCAGGCGGCGGTTATGGTGCGAGAGCGTCTGGCAGAGTTGAGCGGGAACGGGCGGGGAGGGGCGGCTGAGGCGGCGATGGTGGAACTGGGGATGAAGCGCGCCGGGGTGACGCGGAAGCCGATGGGTTGGGATATGCTACGGCAGGCGGGGAAGCTGCCGCCGTGGGAGGCGGTTACGGAGGCGGCGCGGCAGACGTGCGATGGATGCGTGCTGCGGGATGTGGCGAGCAACGATGTCTGCGGGCAGTGTCCGGGTGTGGAGTTAATCAAACTGCTGGTGGAGACGGGAAAGCATGAACAGTATTGATGCCATGGTAGAGGCGATCACGACGATGGCGGCGCTGGAGAGCGGGGTGCCGGCGAGTGTGCTGCAGGCGCGAGGAGGGATCAACCCGGTTGCGGCGCTAGGGTACGGGGCATGGAGGCCAATGTTGGCGCATTGGCTGCCGGAGGAGGAGGCGTACTTAAGGGAAAAGATGGGGGAGGGGGAAATGACAGACGCAGAGATCGGGGCGGCGCTGGGACGGTCGGCGGAGGCGGTGAGGATTCGCCGGCAGAAGAGGGGATTCCCGGCGCGCTCGAAGAGGCCGGGGTGGCTGACGGGACATCAGGCGGCGAAGAGGATGGGGTGGGATGTGCATAAGGTGATTATGTTGGCGAGCCGAGGGCTGCTTCGATGCGAGAGGCTTCCCGGTCAACGCGGGATACTGACGATCCGCGAGGAGCGGCTGGAGCGGTGGGCGCTGGATCCGGTAAATTGGGTGTATTTCACGCACGAGAAGGTGTGTGATGAGCGCCTGCGGCGTCTATTGAAGCGGCGGGCGGAGCGGTGGGGGGATGCGTGGTGGACGACGGGGCAGGCGGCGGCGTGGCACGGGGTGGAGGCTGCGGTGGTGCAACGAGCTATCGAGCGAGGGGAGATTCCGGCGGTTAAGTGGGGGAATTGGTGGGTGAGGCGGAGCGATATGCTGCGGCTGGGGCTTTATTTTGCGAAGAATAAGGGGGGCGGGCATGTGGAGGCGTGGAGCGATGAAGGGGATGCGTTTATGACGCTGTCGAGGGCGGTGGGGTTGAGTTGGCAGGCGACGGCGCGGTTGATGGGCCGGAAGCATGTGTCGTTCCGCTGGCAGCGGATGTGGGAGGAGGGGCAGCAGCGGGTGTTGGTGGATAAATATGGCTATGAGGTGGAGGTGGACGAGGAGCGGCGGTTGGTGTGGGCGGATTGGCGGGTGTACGCGGGCCGCTTTCCGGCGGTGAGGCGGGCGATGGAGAAGTTCAGGCGGTGGATAGATGGGGATCGGGGGCTGTTTGCGGGGAGTTTTCGACGGGGGGAGGAGGTATCCCAGGATTTATTGGTGGTGCGGGGAGTGTTGGCAAACTGGGCGCTGTGGTACGGTTTGGATGCCAAGTTGAGTTTTGCGTGCCATCGTCCGGGCAGGCTGGAACGGGCGGTAGAAGCGCTGCGAGGGTTAGGCGCGGATCCGCTGGGAAGATAATGGAGATTAGATGATCTGTCGTATTTGCGGGAATGATGGTATTGGGAGCGAGTGGTCTTCCTGGGTGAGCGATACATTCACCAATTATGACTTGCTCCTGCCCGGAGAGATAATCTGCGATGACTGCCGATTCTGGTTCGGCCAAAAATCGGACGAGTTGCAGCGGCGCATGAGAAAGGACAAGCCCCAGAAGATGCAGAACTACTCCCACTTCATCATCGGCGGGGAATGGCGTCCGGTGGGCAAGGGCGACAAGTCGGCGATGGCGCAGATACTAACCACGCCGCCATTCCCCGAGATGGCGGCGGTGGCCGTCAGCGGGCAGAAGCATCTGGCCTTCCGGGCGCGGCGCAACCCGCCCGGCGGCAGCGCTGGATGGGTGCAATACGAGGAGCAGGCCGTCTGGGTGATCCAGGACGACCTGCGGGGATTGCTGAAGTCCATCGAGGCCTTATATGCAGGGTTCAGCAAGAGCGAGATCGAGAGCGGGCGCTATTTCCCGCAGCGCATCTTGCGGTTTGGCGTGGATCGCTGGCAAGAGTTAGAGGCATGTATTAAGCACAAACGGTCAACCGTTATATTTTCTCTGGCGCTGTTCATGGCGCAAAGGAGCGAAGATGGAAACGACGAAGGAGCAGGCGGTAGCACTTCTCAAGTTGATCTGGCGGGGCGTACCGCCGGCATACAAGAGCCGTTACCGGATGACGATCTGGGAGCAATTCGAGAACGAAATCCGCAGCGCGGCATACACGAGCGACGTGGGGCGGTTCATCAGCTCTCTATGTTCCCATCTGGGGGCGAGAATAGGGAACACGGCAGGCGAGCGCGAAGAAGCTGATGCTCTGTTGGCTGCAGTCGATGAGCGAGAGATGCTGCGATTGTTACGCACTGAGACTACCTTGCTGGTGCTATCGGTGCGGGTAGGTAACCAGGCACGGAGAGATCAGTGGGATGCTGCGCATTCTGCCGAGGAGGAGTATGATGTCTAGTTATATGTTTGAGGGCGTGGTAACTGCGCTAACCAGTATCAGTCACATCGGCGACACTTTCGGCGTCAACGCGAAGCTGCGCCGCGAGAAGATCATTCAGCCCGACGGGACGGTGGAGGACGTGCCCGTCATTAGCGGCAACAGCGTGAGGGGCATCCTGCGTGACCGCGGGATGCTGCACATGCTCTATGTGCTAGGGTATGGGATCGATAAGGAGACGGGAGAGGTAAGCGGATTATCGTTGCCAGCCTTCTACTTCCTTTTCTCCGGCGGTTCGTTGACCAAGATTGCCGGCCACGGGATTGACGTGGACGAGGCGCGCCGTTGGCGGCGTGCTATCCCGCTGGTAGCGATTTTCGGCGGGGCGATGGGTAACCAGATCATGCCTGGTAAATGTAAGATCGGCAAGCTGATCCCTATCTGTCAGGAGACGGCGCATTTGATCCCACCGCGCTTCGTTAGGGAGACAAAGAGCATTTGGGACTTGTGCCAGGAGGAGGCGTACACGCGGCGGGACGATGAGAAAAACGAGAACATACGCCAACTGATTGCGCCTGAGGTGCGTATGCTCCTGGAGGCAAGCGCGGCTGATAAGAGGGCGCAGGTATTGAGCGGTGATGAAGAGATCGCCGGGGCAACGGGCGCAAAGCAGCAGATGCGCTATTATGTCGAGACGCTGGCGGCGGGGACGCAACTCTATTGGGAGATCGTTCTGGACGACGTAACGGAGGTGGAGTTTGATGCCTTCTGCGTTACGTTAGCCGAGTTCGGGAGATTCCCTTATCTCGGGGGGAAAAGCGGCGTGGGGCATGGCAAGGTTACGGTCAAATTCGATCATTGGTACGAGATCAACCCGCGCCTGGGGGTCAACGGCAAAGAGCTAGATGTATCGCTGGGGACTAAGTACATGCAGCATCTTAGCGACCACAGGGAGGAGATCAAGGGGATGATTGATGGATTACAGTAACTTGTTGGTTACAGCCCATTTGCGCGCTCCGGTAGTGGCCGATTGTTGGCTGCCGCTAGACGGCATCCTGTTCTACCAGCACGTCCGCGCCGATCTGGGGGCGCAGGAGATGACCGTGCCCGGACAATCGGCCCAGCCGAAGGGAGCGCCGATCAAGGGCGGGCGGCTACCCATTGCGATTGTGCATGATAAGCACTGGTATTATCGCTGCTCCTGGGCGCATTGGGGGCCGCACGTGGATGGGCAGGATCATTGGGTCAAGCGTTTTGACAATGGCTTCGCTGACCTGGTGGACTTCCACGGCCGGCGCGGGCGAGTAGATACCAGCGCTGCCGCATATAGGGCGTATCACATGCCGGTCAACTATCGCAGCGCCTTGTACGTACAGTGGTATTGCGTGGCTGATTATGATTGCCTTGCGCCGCTTTTAGCCGCCGTCACTCATATCGGCAAAAAGGCGGCGCAGGGCTGGGGGCGGGTGTCGCTCTGGGAGGTGGAGCGCATGGATTGTGATCGGTCTATCTGGGATGGCGAGCAGCGTCTAATGCGTGGCATCCCTGTCTATCATGCGCGGGGAGGGGAGCCGCGCGGGATATATGGCATCAAGCCTCCCTACTGGGACAGGCGCAACCAGATGGAGTTGGCAATGCCAGGGGGCAAGGATGCAGTCGCTTAGCGCGCTGGGCGCATTACGTGGTTGGCGACGCAAGGCGATTCGTGCGCGGGGAGTTATAGCCCAAGCGCTGAGGAATGACGCTCTCTGGTGTGTGTCATTCTCCGGAGGCAAGGACAGCACCGTGCTGCTGGACTTGACCTTGGCGGTCAAGCCTGATCTGGATATTATCTGGTTCGATGACGGTTGGGATTACCCTGAAACTATCTCCTTCCTTGCGGCGGTCGAGGCGCGGCTTGGCCGCCGCATACTCAGGGTGGAAATGCCTGTCCGGTCGTCATTTTGGGGCCGCGAGATAGCGTATGGAGGCGATGATCCGAGCTACAGCCATGCCTGCGACATGGATTACGAGGCGTGGGCGCGACAATACACCGGTGCGTTAATCGGGATGCGCAAAGAGGAGAGTAAACAGAGGTATTTCACCCTCCTGAGGAGGGGAGAGGTATATTACCACAAGGGGCTAGGGCATTGGCATTGCTGCCCCCTAGCCTCGTGGACATGGCAGGATGTGTGGGGGTATATCCTCGGCAACGGTCTGTCCTATAACCCGGTATATGACCGGCTAGAGAAGTTAGGAGTTGCGCCGGCTCAAGCCAGGGTTGGGCCGCTTACAGCCTGGATGGTCTACCAGTATGGCGCGCTGGCAACGCTCAAGCGCGGCTGGCCGGATTTATACAACCGCTTTTGCGCTGCGCATCCAGAGGCGCGCGCATATGGATAGGACTATATGGAGCGGATTTTTCGCCCATGGCGGGGACGATGGTCAAGGTAATGGTTGAATCCCTCGTAGGGGATCAGCCAGTCACGTCCGACCTTGCGCGCGCCGGGAATGTGACCTGCGGCGGCGGCATGACGGATACCCCTGGCAGTGGCCTTTTCGCCCACCGCCAGCGCATACTCCTCGGCTTGGGCAACGTTTATCTCGTTGTTTTTCTGACCCTTGACCGGCGGCTCTCCGCCGATCTTACCGAGTTTTGCGCCGTAATTCCAGTGCCCGGCGTCGTCGCTGCCGGCCAGGGCTTGATCCGCCCAATCGTCGGGCATGATCCAGCCCAGGTCGTCCACGATCTTGATGCTGCGGATCATCTCCGGCGGCATCTTGATCCCGGTCGGCACGTTATCGTCACTCCACCACCCCTTATAAGTGTCGTCGTCGGGACAAGCGTGCCATGCAGTTGCAGTGATCAGGATGGCATTGCGGGGCAGCCCCCCCATGCCAGCAGGGGCGCTCATCTGGGCAGACTGCCCAATAGGGCGCGCCCAGATGATGTTATGCCGCTCGTCCACGACGCCGATGCCCCAGCGTCCCTTGTCGTCCTGGACAAGATACTGCCTGGTCACTACGGCCAGGCTCGGCCAGCGGTAGATTGGGAGTTGATTAGGGGTTTTCATCTAGTTAGCTCCGCAGTCGCCGTAGCAATAGGAGTGACACTGGCTGCACCAGCCGCTGCGGGCAGGCTTGGATGCAGCCAGCGTTTGGGTATCGTCAACGCTGAGGTATCCGCCGCTCATGCTCAGCAACTTGTTGACTTTCTCTACATCCACGATCCACACCTTGTTCAGGCTGTCCCACTTACCGCCAAGATAGGTGCGGATGTAATCTTTGACCGGGTAAGTATTGCCGCTGAGGTTGTTGCCGTTGAGTGTCAGTCCAGTAGTTTGCCGAATTTTGAGTTTCATTTTCTGCTCCTTGGTCGTCAATATATATATAATACCGCATACGGCACATTAGTCAAGAGGGAATTTCATGGTCTGGTTTAGCACCGCTAATGGACCTTAGCGGAATGGAGGGCAGAATGAAATGCCGGGAGAAAAGGGAGAGACCGATCTTGTTTTCGTGCGCGATGATTGTGGCAGTCCTGGAAGGGAGGAAAACGCAAACCAGGCGAGTGGTGAAACATCATCCTGGCACAGTCGTAGTCGATTCAGGAGAGCCTCTGGCGCGTATTATTACTCTGGATCGCTATATCCTTGCGCCTTATCAGGCTGGCGATGTGTTATGGGTGCGCGAGAAGTGCATTATTCACGCTGAGCCTACAGAGCGTGAGCCAGGTTTGATCTATTACGCAACCGAGTTTGCTGTTGGGGCTACTGCCGAGAGGTGGACGCCGGCGATATTTATGCCACGTTGGGCGAGCCGCATAAGCCTGCGTGTGATGGATGTCAGAGCAGAGAGACTCCGGACGATCACTGAGGCAGATGCGGTACAGGAGGGGTTTGGGGATGTATCACAGTTCGCCGAGTATTGGGATCGTCTCAACGAGAGCAGGGGCTATGGATGGGCGCTAAACCCCTGGGTATGGGTGTACAGCTTTGTCCCCATGATGAAGGCCAACGGATGATCGAGATTGTGAGCGGGGATGCGCGGGCAAGGAATATCGAGCGCGCAGGTCGCAGATGAGGATGATGTGATGAAGATGTCTAAAATCTCGTGGACAGACCACACGTTCAACCCGTGGATGGGGTGCAGTAAGGTGAGCGCGGGTTGTAAGAATTGCTATGCCGAGGCGATGATGGATACTTACTACGGTCGGGTGAAGTGGGGGCCGAAAGGGACGCGGGTACGCACGTCCAAAGCATACTGGAAAGAGCCGAAAAAGTGGAACAGTGAAATGTGGGTACAGTGTGATGATTGTAGGTGGCGTGGCGAGGAACACGATCTGCTGGATAATACTTGCCCCAAGTGTGGTGGTGATTACTCGTATACCCGCCAGCGGGTGTTTTGCGCCTCGCTCTCTGACGTGTTTGAGATCTCGCCATTTGTGCCAGGGGAATGGAGCATAGAATTATGGGATTTGATCGAGCAGACACCTAATCTGGACTGGTTGCTGCTTACCAAGAGGCCGGAAAACATCAGCACTGTGCCTGATTGTCAGCACATAATGCTTGGCATCAGCGCAGAAGACCAGGGTAATCTTAATCGACGCTGGGACGCGCTGAATGTCCCACGGCTGCGGAAATTTCGCAAGTTCCTTTCCGCCGAGCCTCTGCTTGGGCCTCTCGATCTGAGCCGGGCAAATGCACTTAACGTTGATTGGGTGATCGTGGGGGGCGAGAGCGGCCCCGCCGCCCGCCCGATGATCCTGGACTGGGCGCGGGATATTCGCGCCCAGTGCGCAAGGTTCGACATACCATTCTTTTTCAAACAAGTAGGCGGGCGCGGGCGCGACAAGGGCGGCGACCTGCTGGACGGGCGGACGTGGAAGGAGTTCCCGTGATGAATTACTATCTTTATACACAAATCCCCGGCGCGGGAAAGGGCTGGACGCTGGGAGGGCGGGGAGGAGGGCTGCTCTCATTCGCCGGCGGATACGCCGCTGCGGCGTGGGACGGCGACGAGGATGGAGACGGTATCGGGTGCGAGAGCTGATAAGCCTTGTTATCGCGGCTAAGGAGATTGACATTGGGTGGTAGGGTTGTATAATGGGATCAACGGTGCAGTTCGGAAAGCCCACCCTACTCCCCGGCTGCACCGCCCGCCGCTGTCCCCCCCACGGCGGCGGGGTCCCCCGCAATTCTATTAAATGCGAGCGATGGGATGCTCCCAGGGCCGGTACCCGTCCTGGGAGCGCCCGTTTAATGGGATAGGAGAGGAGAGGGGGAATTGACATTTTGGAAGAGTGGATGCTACTATGAGGGGGAGGTATCCGAAAGGAGGTTCAGATGGAAAGTGTAAAAAGTGTGTTTATGGTGCTATTGTCGCTGTGCCTGGCGCTGTGGATCGGCGTGGGCGCGGCTGCTGCGGGCGCTCCTGGGGAGATTATGCCCGCGGCGCAGGCGCAGACTCCAACGATGGAGGCAGTAGCACAGGCGCTGTTGATCGCTGGCTTCATGGCGACGGTGGCGAACCGCCTGGTGACTGGTCTGGTGACGCCGTTGTTCGATAAGATGAAGCTGGATCATTTTTATCTCATCTATGTGGCGTGGGCCATCGGAGGTATCCTGGTATGGGTGACGCACGTGAATATATTCGAGGGCATGGCACCCGACCCGCTGACAGGACAGATCTTGACGGCGATTGTGGCGGGAGGGGGGGCCAATATGCTGCATGATCTTTTCAACAACCGCGCCGGCCCGGCCAAGGCAAATAGCACGAGCTGACGATGGCTGAGCCGTCGCTATTTGCGATGCTGCAGGATTACGGCTGGGTTGGGCTAGCGTTGTATGTCGTCTTGGAGAAGGTGTGGCCGTCTTTCTGGGCGTGGGTGCTTCCCGAGCGCAAGCGAATGCTGGACAGCAAGGCGAAGCTGGAGGAACTGGAGCGCGAGCGTATACGGACGCTGGAGGAGCGGCAAGTAGCGGCGTTCGAGAAGGTGGCGGAGGCTGTGCGGAATCTGGTTAGCTCGATGGTGCAGGTGAACGAGAAGTTAGGTCATATCGAAAGCGCGTTTGCGGTGCATCATCAGGCGACCAGCGATGCGATTGCGGATATGCGGACGGCGCGTGCGGTCCGCGGCGGCAGGCAGGCAAAAGCTCAGTAAGGAGGCGCGATGTTAGGAGGAGCCGGTTATTGGCTGTGGCAGTGTAAGAACTGCGAGGGTGGGGATGCGCAGCGGATCGCGGCGACGGCGCGGGCGGCAGGGCTGGGCCATGCGCTGGTAAAGATCGCGGACGGCAGCGCGAATTACAACGTGTCGGTGAATTTGAAGGCGATCATCCAGGCGTTGCAAGGGGAGGGGCTGCGGGTGTATGGGTGGCATTATATCTATGGGGATGATCCGACGGCGGAGGCCAACCGGGCGATCCGGAATATCTATGAGCTGGGGGTGGACGGCTACGTGGTGGACGCGGAGGCGGAGTTCAAGAAGGCGGGAAAGGCGCAGGCGGCGCGGGCATTCATGCAGCATCTGAGGGCGAGTTTCCCGGATCTGGATGTGGGCCTGAGTAGCTATCGTTTTCCGGAGATGCATCCCGAATTTCCGTGGACGGCCTTCCGCGAGTATGCGAGCTTCGATCTGCCGCAGGTGTACTGGATGGGCAGCCACAACCCGGGGGCGCAGTTGGCGCAGAGCATGGAGCAGTTTTCGCGGCTGACGCCGCGGCTGCCATACATTCCGGCGGGCTCGGCGTTTAGGGCGATCAACTGGGCGCCGACGGCGGATGATTTGGTCGAGTTTATGACTGCGGCGCAGGCAGCCGGCCTGCCGGCGGTCAATTTCTGGGAGTGGGCGGAGACGCGCAACCATCTGCCGGCGCTGTGGGATGTGGTTGCGGGGTTCGGGTATCCGAACGCGGAGACGCCGCCTCCCGATCCAGAACCAGAACCGGAGGAAGGCGAAATGAGCGATGTGATTGCGCAGATTCAAGCGATTAAGGATGTGTTTCCTGACGCGGTGGTGAGCATCACGGTCAACCTGGGCGGGGGAAGCACGCCGGGCGACGACCCGGGCGGCGAGCCCGGCGATGCGCCGGCGGTGAAGTACCGCGTGGACACGACGGGGAAGGGCAACAATCGGGTGAAGGTGCGCCCTACCCCGGGCGCGGAGGCGCACGATTACGTGTATCAAGAGGAAATTGTGGGCGGGCCGGGGCGGGAGTTGAACGGGCACTACTACATCGAGTGGCGCGAGGGCGATCCGGTCATCCCGGGCTACGTGGAGAAGCAGTACCTGGCTCGGATTTAATGCGCATAGACGCAAAGCGAGAGAGGCGCGGCGCGGTAGGGTCATCCATGCCGCCCGCGCTTTTTGGCTTTGAAAGGATGTGTTCCGAAAGTTCCGCTTATGGATGATGTGATCGAAGAAGATGACGCGGGGGCTTTCCCTGCTCCAGCAAATGCGCCAGGTCAGGCGCAAAGCCGACGCGCCTACAGTAAGCTACTGGAAGAGAAGCGGGATGAGTGCCCGTGGTGGAGCGCGTATCTTGATCTTCGATCCGAGGGGTGGGATTGGCGGAAGGCGGCTTTTATTGCATGGTCGGCGCTGCCGGCGGAGAAGCGCTGGCCGAAAACTCAGCAGGAGCTGGCGCGGGATGTGCTGGGGCTGCATTCGGATAGGACGCTGCGGAAATGGCAGCAGAAGAATCCGAGGGTGGCAGAGCGGATCGAGACGGCGCTGCTGGCTCCGCTGCGGGAGCGGCTGCCGAATGTGATTGCGGCATGGGTAGCGGTGGCGGAGATGCGCGATCCATCGGCGCACAAGGATCGCATTACGCTGCTGCAAACGATGAAGGTGTATAAGCCGCCGGCGAAGAGTGTGGAGTTGACAGGGAAGGACGGGGCGGCGGTGGCGGTGGACTTCGATGCGGAGTACCGCAAGGATATGGCCGACCTGATGAAGCGGATGAATGCAGAGCAGGCTCCAGCGCCAGAAGACGATGAATGAGCTGCCCGCGAAGCGGCTATGGTTCTTGACGAAATATCTGGACTTGAAAGATGCCACCGGGGATCCGGAGGCACGCTGGCAAGTTTTCCAGGTAGCGCACCTTAACAATCAGGAGCAATTTTCGATTGAGTTGAAGAGCCGCCAGGTGGGCTGGAGTTGGACGACAGCCGCCGGGGCGGTAGCGGATGCGAGTTTAGAGAAGCGCAGCACGTATCTATTTGTCTCGATCAACCTGGACGAGGCGAAGGAGAAAATCCGCTACGCCCGTCAGGTCATCGAAGGGCTTCGGAAAGAGGTACGTCCGAAGCTGTTGACAGATAATGCTACCGAGCTGGAGTTCGATAACGGCAGCCGCTTAATCAGCCATCCATGCCGGCCAATACGGGGTAAGGCAAAGGCGGTGGTGTATCTGGATGAATTTGCGCATTATCCGAAGGATCGGGAGATATACGCGTCTGCGGTGCCGGTGACAACGCGAGGGGGGCGGTTGCTGATTGGGAGCAGCCCGCTGGGGGCATCAGGGCAGTTCTGGGAGATTTTCGAGGAGAAGATCCAGCCGTATCCAGGATACCGCCGGGAGATGATCCCATGGTGGTTGATTCCGGGGCTATGCCGGGATGTGGACGAGGCGCGAAAGTTGGCGCCGATGATGATGACCGAGGAGCGGGTGCGGGTCTTCGGTCTGCCGCGTTTGGTGCAGATCTTCGAGAATATGCCGCTGGACGACTTCCGGCAAGAATACGAGTGCGCCTGGGTGGATGAGGCGGTGGCGTGGATTTCGTGGGATGAGATCAAGCGCAACCAGGTGGAGGCGCAGGGCGGGCAGCATTGGTTTCGTAAGGCGAAGACGGTGGACGATGCGATGCTGGCAATCGAGGAGACGGCGCTGGCGATTAAGGAGGGTAAGGTGGAGGCGGCGCTGGCGGGTGGGATGGATGTGGGGCGGAAACGCAATTTGAGCGAGTTGGGGTTTGTGGGTAAGGGGGCGACGGAGGAACGTCCGCTGCGGCTGATGATTAGCCTGGCGAATACGGAATTCGACGATCAAAAGGCGGTGGTCCTGAAGGCACTGGAGACCCTGCCGGTGATTAAGTTGTTGATTGACCGTAACGGCCTGGGGATGCAGTTGGCGGAGGATGTGTCGAGGGCGTCGGGGAAGGCGGAAGGGGTAGATTTTACGAATGCGGCTAAGGAATTATGGGCGGTTGAGTTGAAGGTAAAGATGCAGCGGGGGAAGGCGCCGATTCCGTTGGATCGTGATCTGAGTTATCAGGTGCATAGCATCAAGAAGAAGTACACGGCGGCGAAGAACGCGGTGTTCGATATAAAGGCGAACGAGGCGCACCATGCGGACAAATTCTGGATGCTGGCTCTGGCAATGTGGGCTTCAGGCCAGACGGCGGGGGCATCTGCGGCGGTGGTGGATGCGGTGGAGAGCGAGGGGCGACGAGAGCGGAAGCGGAGCGCGTGGAGGTAGGTCTCCCCTACCCTACCCGTTTATCGCCGCTAATATTCCTTAGCGGAGCTATTTTGAAGGCGAAAGCGAGAGGTGAGAGATGAAGAAGTTGAGCGCAAGGGAACGATTTATGACCTGGTTGGGCGGGGCGACTAGGGCGGAGGTGGATATGCTGCGCAAGAGGGCGTTCGAGGCGGGCATGGAGGCGGCCACGGATGGGAACGATGAGAAGGAGCCGTTGTATCTAGGCGGGCAAGCTATTGGGCGGGGCTACCGGCAGGCTGGCGCAGGGCCGCGGGATCTGTCGAATTGGAGCCAGGAGCGGGCTATCGAGGCGGCGTACCGGCTATGGAATACTAATCCGCTGGCGGGGGCGTTGACGGAGATCGTGGTGGATTATGTGGTTGGGGATGGGGTGAAGGTAATCGCGGAGAACGAGCTGGTGCAGGAGACGTTGGATCGTTTTTTGCAAGACCCGGTCAACGATTTAATGGGGCCGGATGGGGCGACAGGGGCGGGGCTGGATGCGCTGGTGCGTGAGTTGGGGTTGTTCGGGGAGCTGCTGGTTTTGGCGTTCGTGCGAGACGGGGCGGATATGGGGATCGCCGGAGATGGAAGGCTGCGGATTGGGACGGTGGACCCGGCGCAGATCCAGTCGCTGATTACGGATGCGCAAAATCAGCGGGATGTATTGGCGGTGCGGCTGAAGGATAAGAGCGGCGGGACGACGGGACCGGTGTATAAGATCATCAAGGCAGTGGATGCGAGGGGGGCGCTGGAGGGGCAACGCGACCTGAGGAGTTATCGTGAGGCTGTATCCCGGGGAACGCGGGTGGATAGAAAATATGGGATTCGTTTTGTGGAAGGGAAGGAATGGATCGTCAGTGAGACGGAGAGCCGCGAGCTGGCGATGCGGGAGGCGGAAGAGGGCGGTAAGCGCCAGTTCGCTACGGACGGGGAGTGTTTCTTCTTCCAGGTGAATAAGATTTCGACGGGTGTGCGCGGGCGCCCGGATATGCTGCGGATGATTGATTGGCTGGACCGATTCGACCAGCTCTTCTTCGATGGGGCAGAGCATGTGGCGCTGCTGAACCTGTTCGCGTGGGATTTGAAGATTGACGGCGGGGCGGTGGATGCGCCGGAGGCAGATCGCAATCTGAACATCCAGGCGAAGAAGGTGGCGGCGTTGAAATCCGGATCGGTGTACGCTCATAACGAGCACGCGTCCCTGACGGCCAGCAATCCTGATTTGAAGACGCAGGATGTGGAGACAATCGTGCGTCAACTGAGGGTATTGATCGCTGGCGGGAGCAGGTTCCCGGAGCATTGGCTGGGGGAGGGGGGATACACGAACCGGGCGACGGCGGCGGAAATGGGACAGCCGACCTTTCGAATGTTGACCCGCCGGCAGGCAGTGGTGCGGATGATGTTGACGCGCTTATGCCAGTACCAGATAGACATGGCGGTGGCGCTGGGGAACCTGCCAGAGACAGTGGCGGTTCTCAATGATGACGGCGATCCGAGCGGGAAGGAAACGCCGGCGCGGAAGGCGTTCCGGGTGGAGATGCCGGACATCAATGTGCAGGATACGGGGCTGGCGGCGCGGGCGTTTGCTACGGTAGCGACGGCTGTGACGCCGCTGGTGGTGGGGCAATTGCTGCCGAAGCGGGCGGCGCTGGAACTGTTGGCGGCAGCGGCGGCGCTGCTGGGGGTGGAATTGGACATCGAGAAGGCGCTGGAGCAGGCGGGGGGGAGCGGGCTGCCGGTGCAGGACATCCTGGCGCTATTGAAGGCGCTGGAGGAGCCGGCGGCGGTCGGAGCGGAGGATGGCGAGGCGGACGATGGCGACGAAGCGTGAGATCAGGGCGTGGCTGCGCCAGGCGCTGAAGGGGGTGGAGGCGACGTGGAATGAGTCGAATCTGGTGCTGGAGAACCTGGCAGTGCTGCATGAGAAGCTGCTGCGGCTGTTGACGGAGAGCGGGCAGTTCAACTCCTCAGGGATGCAGGCGTTGATGCGCGAGCTAGATTACATTTTATTGCAGCACGCGGGGCATATCGGGGAGCTGGCGCAGGCCGCCCAGCGGCGGGCATGGGCGCGGGGAGTGGAGCAGTTCGATGAGACGATGAGCCTCTTCGAGCTGAGTTACGTGAGGGGGCTGACGGGGATGGAGAGCGACCTGGCGCGGCAGTTTTTTACGATTGACCGGATTAGCGGGGTGACGGCGGAGATGATGACGGCGATTCGGGCGCAGGTGCTGGCGGGGGTGTTTTTGGAGAAGACGCCATTCGAGGTGATGGCGGTGATTACGAATGTGATCGGGATTCGAGATTTGCGGGGGTACCGGCAGATTGGGACGACGGGGATCAGTGCAAAGGCGGAGCGGATACTGCGGACGGAGTTAATGACGGTGCAGAATGCGGGGGGTTGGCAGCGGAGGCAGGATGCGGTGAAGCGCTACCCAGACCTGGAGGAGGTATGGATGGCGACTGGGGATGGGCGGACGCGGGACGATCATCTGACGGCGCACGGGCAGCGGAAGCCGGTGAAGGGGTATTTCGTGGTGGGTGGGGAGAAGGCGCGCTTTCCTGGGGACCCGTCGTTGAGCGCAGCTCAACGTGTAAACTGCCGCTGTGCGGCTGCCCCTTTCCGGGCGGAATGGGGCAGTGTGGAGGATATTCTGGAACCGCTGACGAGGGCGATCCAGGCGGAGAAGGGTAAAAGGCAAGCCACGGGCAGTACCGATAAGTGATCTTATGAGTATCGTTATTGGCAATGGCGGCGAGCGGCGGAGGAGTGCGTGGCGTGAGGCGGGGGGCGATGATGGCCGCGGGGCGAGGAGTGAGGACGAGGCGCAGCGGGAGGCGGGAACGCGGATGATGGAGGTGAGCCTGCGAGAGGAGCAACTGTTGCTGCGGCTGCGGATGTTGGGAGCAGGGGTGTATGAGGTAGCAGTGAGGAAGAGCCAACGGGGGATGTGGGGGCTGTTGGAGGGGCGGGTGGTGGAATGAGAGGATGAGATGACGATCAGCGAAAATATCATTCTGACGGCGCGGAACGATACGCGGACGGCCTTCCGGGAGATGGAGCAGGATGCGCGGAGGGCGACGGAGCAAATATCGAAATTCGATATGAGCGGCAACCAGGCTTTTGCGGGCGGGCTGAACCGGGGCAGTACGAGCCTGCGCCAGTTCGGAGATATGCTCGTTTCGGCGGCGGATAAGGCGGGTCTGGGGACTGCCCAGATTCGCAAGATGGCCGATGCGACGGGCATTTTCAGCGATGAGCAGTTGTGGGCGGCGACTTCGGCAGGATTGATGCAGTCGAAGGCTTCACAACTGGCCCAGGCGGTGGCGGATGGGTCTTTGACGACAAGAGAGGCGGGGGCGGCGTTCCGGCAGTATGCGAATGCGCATGTGACGTCGGTGGGAGCGGTTGACCAGTTGAAGGGGTCGGTGGGCGCTTTGTGGGGGACCATCGGGGGGATGGTGACGAGCGGGCTGCTATTGGCGGCAGGGCAGAAGATCATCCAGTTTGGGAAAGACAGCCTGGCAGCGGCGGACGACGCGGCAAGAACACAGGCGCAGCTCAACGCGGTGATTCGCTCAACCGGTGGGGCGGCGGGAGTGACGGCGGAGGGGGTGAATGCGCTTGCGGGGGCGCTTTCGGGCCTGACGGGGGTGGACGACGATCTCATCATCCAAAATGAGGCGTTGATGTTGACGTTTAAGAATGTGGGGGAGGATGTGTTCTCGCGTGCGAACCAGGCGGCGCTGGATATGAGCGCGGTGATGAAGCAGGATTTGCAGAGCAGTGTGATTCAGGTAGGCAAGGCGCTCAATGAACCGGTGGAGGGAGCAGGGGCGCTGCGACGGGTGGGAGTGCAGCTCACCGATCAGCAGGAGGAGATGATCGAGGCTTTCGTGAAGTCTGGGGATGTCCTTTCAGCGCAGAAGGTGATCCTAGAAGAACTAGAATCGGAATTCGGCGGGGCGGCTGAGGCGATGCATAATGCAGGCGGTGGGGCGGATGCGTTGGCGGTTTCGGTAGGCAATTTGAAGGAGGCATTCGGGGCTGATTTGATGCCGGCGGTGAAGGAGGCAAGGGGGGAGCTGGAAGACTGGGTGGATGGCCTCACGGGGGCGATCTCGGCAGAGACGGCATTGAAGGCTGCGGAGGAGGAGGGGATCATTACCTGGCGGGAGGCGCAGGAGCAACTGAATAGGATGATGATGACATCTTATTCGGCAGGGGATGTTATGGCGTGGCTGGCGGAGAGGGAGGGGGAGGTCTATGGGGCGGAACGGGCATTGGGGGATACGCGGCGGGAGGGGATCGAGTTGTTGAGGGGGTATGCGGCGACGGTGGCAGAGGCGGAGGAGGCGCAGCGGAGGTGGGACGAAGCGCTGCGGGCGTCCGGCGGTGGGACGATGCAGGCATACCAAGCCATGGAGCGATATTCTGCGGAGCTGGCGCTGGCGGATGAGGCGTTGGGGCGGATGGGGCAACGGGCGATGGAGGCGTACCGGGCGATGGAGCGGTTTAGCGCGGCGGGGGCGCTGGCGGCGGAGCAACGCGAGAAGATCGGCAGCCTTTTGGATATGTTGGATCGGGATGTAGGTTCGCCGATCGGGGGTTTCATCAAGGATTTGGAGTGGTTGCAGGCGGGCGGGTGGCGGATCAATGCGGCGTTCGAGGCGTTGAAGGCGGGACTGGCGAGCGGGGAGATTTCACCGGCGGAGGCGCAGAGCTTTGCGGCGCCGTTGTTCGTGGCGGCGCAGGATTTGCAGGTTGAGCTGGATATGATTAGCGGGGAGGAGGCGGAAAAGAATTTGATGGCTACGTTGGGGGTGTCGCTGACGACGGCGAAGACGATGATCGAGGGGACGGACGGGATTTCTGGGGCGCTGGACCGGATCACGGGGACGGAGTATGTGTTGAATTTCCGGTTCAATTACCAGGGGGCGTTGCCGGAGGGGTTTGGGATCGGCGGTGGTCTGCCGCCATCCACGACGCTGCCGTCAGGGGGAGGGGGAGGAGGGGGACGGATCAACCCCGGGTTGTTGGGTGGGGGGATGGAGACGATGATTCCGCCTGGGGAAGCAGGTGCGGCGGTGCGCACGCCGACCGGCGGGCCGGCAGGGGCGACGCTGCTGCTGGCAGGCGAGGGCGGCGGCGGAGGGGATATGTATGTGGAGCAGACGATCATTGCCATGCCGGGGATGGATGTTGAGGCTCTTGCGGCGGAGAGTGTGGCGCGGTTGGATGCGGCGCGGCGGGCGTGGGCGGCGGGTGCGGGATATGTAGGGTAAGCTCCGCTAATGACGCTTAGCGGAGCTACGGGGGGGTTGACATTGGGGGATTTGAGGGTATGATGTGGGTAGCAAGAGGCGTGAAACGGTCGAGACACGGCTCACCTGGCAACAGGTGGGCCGTTTTTTATTTCGGCGAAGGAAGGGTTGCATGGTCAGAATACGAGAGGCGAAGATGGCAGAAGAACGCTCGCTGAACGATTTCCTGCGAATGGTGAGCGATGAATTCGAGAAGCAATTTTGCGGGAATCCGAACCCGAACGGTGAAGCGTATCACCGCTATGTGCTGGACACGTACAGCGATCACCTGGTGGCGCGGTGGGAAGATAAGAAGTATTTCTCTATTCCGTTCACGGTGACGAATGGGGAGGTGATGTTCGCGGCGGCGGATCAGTGGACGCAGGTCGAGCGAGCTTATGTGGCGGTGAGCGAGGCGGTGAGGCTGCTGGCGTCGAGGAAGGCGGCGGAGGGGGAGCCGGAGGGGCGCGAGTGGGAGGTGGTCATTATCGGGCCGGACGGGGCGGGGGACCTGGTGAGCGAGGGGGGGAAGACGTACATCCGCAGCAAGAACGGGCGGTTGTATGACGCGGCGGCGCTGGAGGCTTCGGTGCCGCTGTGGGACGGGGTGAAGGTGTACGATAATCACCTGACAGACGCGGAGATGCTGGCAAAACAGGGGATGCGATCGGTGGTGAACGAGTGGGTGGGAGTGATCGTGCAGCCGGCGTGGGACGCGACGCGCAAGGCTGTGACGGGGGTGCTGAAGCTGGTGGACGATGCGTTGCGCGTCAAGCTGGTGAACGCGGAGAAGGCAGGGGTGCTGGGGACTATCGGTTTGAGTATTGATGCGTTGGGGGAGAGCAGGGAGGCAAGGGTGGCCGGCGATAAGGCACCGGTAATCACGAAGATTTCAAAGGCATTAAGCGTTGACGTGGTGGCTGATCCCGCAGCGGGAGGCCGTCTCGCGCGCATGTTGGCGGGAAGTGGCCCGCTGCAAGATTTCAATCGGCAAATGGAGGTCGAGATGGATCCTGAAGAGTTGAAGAAGTTATTGGAAACGCTGCTGGCCGCCAGCGTTGCGGGGTTGGAAGATCGGTTGAAAGTGATCGAAACCCGCATTGCGGAGATGGCCGCGCAGGTGGATGGCGGGCAACCGTCTTCCGAGGAGGGCATACCGGAGGAAGTGCAAAAGGCGCTGGACGAGGCGCGGCGCCTGGTGGCGGAGGCTGAGCAGAAGGCGAAGCTGAGCGAGTGTACGGCGCTGCTGAGCGCGAAGCTGCAGGGCTCTGGGCTGCCGGAATCGTACCGGGAGTTGGTGGCGAAGCAGTTCCGCGGGCAGGTGTTCGAGGAGGCGGCGCTGGATGCGGCGATCAAGGATCACCGAGAAGCGTTGCAGAAGATCTCGGAGAGCGGCCAGGTGGTTCTGCCGGCAGGGGCGGCGCGGATCAGCGTGAGCGCTCTGAGTGAGTTGGACCGCTACGAGCTGGCGTTCATGCGTCTGGTGGCTGGGGCAACGCGCTTCAACGAGATGGCGACGAAGGAGAATGCTGCGAAGCATGAACTGGGGGCGTTGTCTCGCTTTGTGGAGGCTGGGAAGCCTGCGCTGCCGCGTATATTGCGCCTGAGCGAGTGGTACTACCAGTTCACGGAAGATTACGATGCGGTGGGCGTGATGCGCAACCCGCGCCTGCGTGAGGCGAACGTGACCAGCACGGCGTTGGCGAGCATCGTGAAGAACACGGTCAACATCCTGATGGCGAATGATTACTCGCAGCGCGATCAGTGGTGGGCGCCGGTGGTGCGACAGGAGGATGTGGATACGTTGGACCAGGCGACTCTGGTGCGCGTCTATGGCATCTCGAACCTGGCGACGATCGCAGAGGGCGATGCGTATGTGGAGACGAGTTGGTCAGACGAGGAGGAGACGGCTACCTGGGTGAAGCGAGGCAACTACCTGGGCGTGTCGCTGGAAACCTTCCTGCTGGACAAGATCAACGTGCTGCGCAGCCTGCCGACACGCCTGGCGAATGCCTGGTACAACACGGTCTCGGCGCTGGTGGCAGGCGTGTTCACGGTGAACTCGGCGTCTGGGCCGGTTCTGGCAGATACCGGGGCGCTTTTCAATGCGACTGCGCTGACCTCCGCGGGCGGGCATGCGAACCTGGGCACCACGGCGCTGTCGTACGCGAGCTTCATTGCGGCACGGACGGCGATGATGAAGCAGACGGATCAGCCGCTAGGCGTGGGCCGGCGTCTGGGCATTCGCCCGCGCTATCTGATGGTGCCGGCGGATTTGATCGCGACTGCGGAGCAGATCCGCGACAGCGAGTTGGTGCCGAGCCAAATCGGCGGCGGCGAAACGACATCGCCGGGATCGGAATACCAGACGAAAAACGCGGTGCGCGGGCAGTTCGACATCGTGCACGTGCCGGACTGGACGGACGTGAACAACTGGGCAGCGGTGGGCGATCCGGCGCAGTTCCCGGCGATCTGGCTGATCTGGCTGCGCGGCCGGCGCACGCCGGAGTTGTTCTCGGCCGAGGACGAGCAGAACGGGGCGATGTTTACGAACGACGAGCTACGCTTCAAGGTGCGCCAGTACGGCTTCCGCTTCAGCAGCACCTATGACTGCGCACCGGTGAGCGACTTCCGGGCGCTGTACAAGGCGAACGTAGTGTAACCGTGGCGTTGATCGGATGAGGATTGATACCTGGCTTGCTCTCGCTCTATGAAGGGGAGCGAGCCAGGATGGAGGATGAGGCGATGGGTTATGTACACGATACGAAGATGGCGCAATTTCTGCCGCCCGGGCTGGCGCATTTTGTGACCGGTACATGGTCGGATGCGGCGGGGCAGGTGAGCGGCACGATCGTTAAGAAGAAGGCGGCGGCGGACGAAACGGCGACGCTGACCATTCCGATCAAGCTGCTGTCCAACGGGGACGGGTACAAGGGCTGCTACCTTAAGTCGGTGGAGGTGTACTTTGAGGTGCTGACGGCGGCGCTGGATGCGCTGTCGGCGCTGGTGCACCGGGTGACGCTGCCGGCAGATGGGGCGGCAATCGGGACGGTGGAGTCGTTGACGTTCACCTACGACACGGGACACGATACGGCCGCGGAACGCATTGACGTAGATCAGCACACGATGACGCTGACGCTGGCTACGCCGGTGTGGCTGGACAACGATGATGTGATCCAGGTGCAGTTGAGCATCAATGCGGCGGCGACGAGCGTGTTCGACTACATCGGGGCGCGGGCGAACTTCGATCTGAGGCTGTGAGATGAACGAGCAAGATGTGCTGGCGACAGTAGGAGCGCCCGAGGGCGGGGTTCTGCTGAAATGGAAGCATGAGCTCGAGCCGGACGGTTCGGCGTTCATCGTGGCACTGGTGGATTACGGGATCGGGGGGGTGAAGAAGTTCCGCGAGCCGAAGCCGGATGATGCCGGGGAGACGGCGGAACAAGCTCCGCCGGAGGGAGCCAAGCCGAAGCCGACGAAGGCGGCGGGTAAGAGGTAGGACAGATGCAGGGCAGCGATGAGCCGCCCTCTCGCGATTCAGGAGGTTGTGATGATCGGACCGGTGCAATCGGTGGTGCTGTCGAGCAGCGCGGCGGTGAAAGGCGGGCCGGGGGTGGTGTATGGGCTGATCTTGACGGCTGGGGCGGATGCGGCGAGCGTGGTGCTATACGACAACACGAGCGGGGCGACGCCGAAGTTGATTGGGACGGTGAAGGCGGCGATCAACACTTCGGTGGAGGTGAGCTTTCCGAACGGGGTGGCGTTTGGGACGGGTTGCTATGCGACGATCACGGGAACGACGCCGGATGTTACGGTGCTGTACAGCTAATCCGCATTAGCGGAGCTATACGAGAGGCAGGCAGCAATGGCAGGATGGACGAATCGTGGTAAGTACGATTGCCTGGCGCAGTGGGCGCGAGCTACGAGCCCGGCGACGGCTTTCTATATGGCGCTGGTGAAGTCTACGCCGACTGCGGATACGAATGTGCTGGGCGATCTGACGGAGATCGCGGCGGGGAACGGGTATACGTCTGGCGGAACTTCGCTTGCGCGCAACAGCACGGACTTCGACGTGCTGACCGAGGATGATACTAACGATTATGCGTTGGTGCAGGTAAAGGACATCGTGTGGACGGCTTCCGGGGGTGCGTTGCCGAGCGACAGCGTGGGGGCGACGTACGCGGTGATTACCGACGATAACGGGACGGTTGGCAGCCGGGATGTGTACCACTACGGGTCGCTGGGCGGGGCGCGGGTGGTATCCAGCGGGCAGACGCTGACCATACAGAATTTCGAGATTCGGATTACGGAAAGTTAATCAGCTCTACACCATCCCTTCAAACGCATGGCGATGGCGGAGCAGGAAGGATGGAGCGATGTACGACATTATGAGCCTGGTGACGAGAGAGGAGCGCCCAGGGCAGGGTATTGCCTGGTACGCGGTGTCGCCGGAGGAGGCGTATCCGGCGACGATTGCGCGGATCAGGGAGGTGCTGGTCAGCGGGGAGATTCCGCAGGAGCTGGTAGAGGATTATGCGGCGCTGGACGTGGACCCGAGAGGGGTGGCGCGGCAATACCTGGGCGAGGCGCGGGCAGTGCCGGAGGCGGGCTGGAAGCTGGCGCTGCAGGAGCGCCAGGGTTTCGACGATACGCGGCAGGAGATGGAGCTGGCGGCGCGGCGGCAGGCGTTGGAGACGGCGCGGCGCTGGTTCACGCAGGCGCTGCATGTGGCAACTGGCGGCGCGGCGATGGGGGTGCACATTCTGAGGGATGTGCGGTTCAGGCTGTAGGGTGTTTACGTGTCAGTCACGAGTTCACGCGATTAAGTGTAGGGTGGCTGGCAATGGATTTAGGAACGGAGTGTAGGTGGCGAAGTTGTTGAAGGCGGTGAGCCTGTTGGATGCGACGGCGCAGACGCGGGCGAACACGTCCTATGCGGTGCCCAGCTATAGTATGCCGTGGTTATACACTGCGGCAAACTATGACCCTGCACCTGAGGTATACCTAGAAGTTGTGTTGAAAGTAACTTCTGGATACACTGCTTATGCTGAGCTGTATGGGGGTGGGGCGAGCGTGAGCGGGAGCGAGGTGAGTACGACTTCGACGACGGAGGTGAGGCTGCGGTCGGGGAACATTGCGAGTGCATTGAGCAGCGGGACGGCATACCAGGTGCGGATCAAGTCTTCGAGCGCGAGCGGGACGGCGACGCTGAGCGCTGCGAGGCTGGTCATAATCCAGAACGGGACGATCGTCAAGACGGAGACGCTCATCACCTTGGGATCGAACAGCACGACGACGAGCGTTTCGTATGTGGATTGGACGAACGGGAAAATTTATCTGTGGGACGCTGACCATTGGGACGGGACGCTGGCGGTGTATTTCGAGGCGTTTTTGAGCGGCAGCGGGGCAGGGGTGACGGCGTATGCGCAGTTGGCGGCGGTGGGAGGGAGCGCGGTGAGCGGCTCGGAGGTGAGCCAGGGGGGGACGACGGATGCGCGGGTGAGGAGCGGGGCGATCAGTCTGACGGATGGGGTGGAGTATAAGGTGCAGTTTAAGACGTCTTCGGCGACGGCGCGGGTAAGGGGGGCGCGGCTGGTGATCGTGCAGACGGGGAGCCCGACGAAGACGGAGAGTTATATTCCGCTGAACACGGCGGCGCGGGCGGTGAGCACGGAGACGGCGTTGAAGGCGCTGTTCCGCTGGGATGATGAGGATTGGTCGGTGGGGTCTTATAACGTGTATCTGGAGTCCACGCTGGCGGCGCCGTCTGCTCAGACTGCTTATGAGGATGCGAACGATGGGACGAACGACGACGCGACGGTCAGCTCGACGAATACTAGTAAGACGCGTCAGCGGTCGGGGGGGTGGAATCCGGACGATGACACTAATTACGACAGTCAGTTGAGGACTTCGAGCGGGACGGGTACGTTTTACGGCAGCGATCTGATTGTGCAGGCGAATCTTCCCAGCGGGGTGACGGTAACGCCAGATGCGGCGGCGGCGAGTGGGGGGTTGGCTGCGCCGGCGGTGGTGTTGGGGTCGGTAACTATTGCGGCGGCGTTGGCGGAAGCCATCGGACTGTTGATTGACCCGACGGCGGTATTAGGGAGCGTTGCGGCGGCGGCGGGGGCAGCCAGCGCGCTGGGACGGGTGATTGACCCGACGGTAGGGATCAGCGGGGGTGGGGAGACGGTAACGCCGGCGGCGGCCAGCGCGTTGGGGCAAGCGATTGAGCCAACCAGCGTGCTGGGCAGCCTGGGGATCACGGCGGAGGCTGCGGCGGCAATTGGGCGGACGGTGGATCCTACAGCGGTATTGGGAAGCATTGCGGCGGCGAATATGGTCGCGGCTGCCCTGGGCGGGGTGAGTGCGCCGGCGATCATCTTGGGCAGCCTGGGGATCACGGCGGAGGATGCGGCGGCGGTGGGGGAGGTGGTTGCTCCTGGGGTAACGCTGGGCAGTCTGATCGTTGCGCCAGATGCGGCGGGGGCGTTTGGGGTGAGTATTGCGCCGGCGGCAATCCTGGGGAGTATGGTTTTGACGCCGTGGGCGGCGGCAGTAGCGGTGGTGATTGATCCATCCACGTTGGTGAGCGTGGTGGTGATCCTGGCGCATGGGGTGGTGTACGGTCCGATATTCAGTGGGGCTGTGGCCGGGGGAGGCGGGACGCAGGTGGTGATGGGACCGGAGTATGCGGGGGAGGGCGTGGGGACTGGGGCAGGGTATGTAAGCGGGCCGGACGATGAGGGTGTATTGGAGTGATTATGGCACTGGCAAAAGGCGTAGCGGGAGCGCGGCATAGCGCGCAGCAGATCACGTGGAAGAAGGACGATGGGGCGGCTTACGATCTGACCGGGGCGACGATCACGGCGCGCATTCGGGATAAGGTGAACGGGGAGACGAGGAACGCGGATGGTACGTTTGCGCTGGTGACGGCGGCAAGCGGTATTTTTAGTTGGAGCTATGGGGCGCTGGATGTGGCGCGGCCGGGGAAGTTCGAGGTGCAGTTTATCGCGTCTTACGGGGACGGGAAGAGCGATAAGACGTACCTGGCGGATTGGGACGTGGAGCAGGGCTTGTAAAGCGAGGCGATATGGCGAGCATTACCCGATTGAGCGCTTTTCGGGCGCGTTTAGATGCGCTGCTGCAAAAGGTGGCGACGAGCGATCTGAGCGATGCAGATCGTGATCTGTGCGTGCGGCAGGCGATGGCGGAGTACAGCCGAGATTATCCGCGGCGGCGGACGGCGGAGTTTGCCGGGGCCGCTAATTCGTATTATCTGCTCTATGGGCGGGCTGTGGATGTGAGCGAGGCGGGAAGAGACGCGGGGATTAAGGTGACATCCTCGGGGGCGGATCAGCAGTTGGGGATCAAGTTCACGCTGACGCGGGCGATGGATGTGCACCAGGTGGCTTTATGGTTATCACGGACGGGGGCGACGCTGGACGGTACGATGAAGGCGTCACTGTATACGGACGCGGCGGGGGCGCCCAGCAGGTTGATCGTAGATTCGAGCGAGGTAGATATTGACGATTATGATGGCGCGCCGCAAGGGCGCTATGCGCGGGTGATGTTTCCCCTGCCGCGGGTCTTCGAGCTGGCGGCGGGCACTTATCACGCGGTGTTAAGCACGAGCGGTTATACCCATGTGAACGGGAGCGCGGAGCTACTGGTGGGGGTAGATCAAGGCGATGTGACCAATACGGTCAGCACATATAACGGGTCAGCCTGGAGCGCGTACGGCACGGCGAGCGCGGGGATCATCGAGGTAACGGCGAGCCTGCCCGGGTGGCGGGAAGGGAGCGGGGGTATTGTGTCGGTGGAGTATCCGGCGGCAGATACGAGCTTGAATGAGGAGCCGCAATTGCTTGACGGGGAGGATTACGGGCTGTTCGAGACGGAGCAGGGGACGTGGCTGCGCCTGTACGGGTATAGCCCAGCCAGTACAGAGACGGTGAGGCTGGTGTATAGCACGCCTTATCGCTGGGTGGAGGCGGCGGACGCGGCGATTGATCTGCCAGATTACCACTTCGAGGCGGTGTGCAATCTGGCGGGTGCGGCGGCGTGCGAGTGGCTGGCAACAGGGTATGGGCAGAAGCGCGAGCCGAGTATTTCGGCGGATTCCGTGGAGCGGAGGACGCAGAGCGACGTTTATTTGAGTCTGGCAAACCATTTCCGAAAGGCGTATCGATTCCTGATCGGGGAGGGTAAGCGGGAGAGGTTGCCGGGTATGGCGATAGTGGATATTGATTTGGGGCCGAGCGTAGGCAACGATTTCTTATTCCACCGGAAGGGAGGGCGGTGATGGCCGGTATTGCGTTCAACGTGGATTATTCCGACCTGGTGCGGCTGGCGCAGGCGATTCCGGGAGCGGAGGTCATCCTGAGTGAGGAGTTAGAGCTGGTGATGGATGATAGCGGGATGGCGCTGACGACGATGACGGCGGCGCGGACGCCGGTCAATTATGGGCTGTTGCGCAGCGCGATCGCAAATGGGGCGGGGTTTGAGCGGCAGGGGAACGTGTTGGACGAGCTGAGGGGGATTGTGGGGGCGAACAGCGCGGTGTCGATGTCTGGCGCTGTGGCGTCTACATACGTGTGGTACGTGGAGGAGGATACGGCGCCGCATTGGGCGCCCGTTGCGCCGCTGAAGTTGTGGGCGATGCGCAAGCTGGGGGATGAGCGCGCGGCATGGCGTATCCGGTTCAAGATTGCGCACCAGGGGACGAAGGGGAAGCACATGTTCCGGCGGGCATGGGACGAGGGGGGGAGCGAGCTGGTAACGAGGTTATTCAACCTGGTGCCAGAGCGGGCGTTGAGGCGCTGGGAAGGGACGGTGTAGGTTGGCTTATAGCGAGGCGAGCATCCGGGCGCAGATTAAGACAGTACTGGAGGGGGTGAGCAACGCGGGGGTGGTGTACGACTATGAGCGTTACAGTAACGATTGGTCGGCATTACTGGAGCAGTTCAGGACGACGATCAATGGGGTGGAGCAGATTCGGGCGTGGATGATTTCGCTGGACCCGGGGCAGAGTATGCGCCAGGAGCTGATCGGGTTTGAGGGGACGGGCGGGGGGGAGAACATTCTGGTGACGTATTCTTACCGCATTCGTGGGTTCATGGGGGTGGACGATGCGGCGGAAAGCGAGAAGACGTTTACGGCGCTGGCGCTGGCGGTGATGGAGGCGTTGGAGGCAGACGCGACGTTGATGGGGAAGGAGCTGATACGCGACACGCCGATTGTGGCAAGTATGACGATGAATTATACGATGCTGGCCGGGGTGCTGTGTCATGGTGTGGAAATCAGGGTCAATCCGCAAGAGGTGGTGGGTTAGCGCCCTCACCCTGCCCTCTCCCGAAGGGAGAGGGGGTAATTGGAGGAAGCGATGTATCGAGTGGTAATCGGGTTCAATGTGAGGCTGGAGGTTGGGGAGACGCTGCGAAAGGGGGCGGGTAAGGTGCAGAAGGTGGGGACAGGGGGCGGGTCGGAATGGGAGGAGGCGCGGTTCGAGGCAGGGGAGCGGGTGGAGAAATTGCCGAAGCTGGCGGATGTGGCTTATTTGGTCGGGTGCGGGGCGTTGATCCAGGAGAAGGGTGCGGAGGTGAAGGATGAGTAAGACTGCGGGGCGTTTCGTACAGATATTGTTTGGCGGGTACGATCTGAGCGGGAGATCGAACCAGTTCAACGCGGAGGCGTCTTATGGGGAGATAGACGGGGCGGCATTTGGGGAGGGTGCGGATAATTCGTATCCGGGGATGCCGAGGGGGATGGTGGAGGCGACTACGCTGCTGGACCCGGAGACGGCGAGCAGCCATGAGGCGCTGAGCAGTCCAGGCGGGTACAGCGATAAGGTGTTGATGATTCTGCTGGGGCATAATACGACACCGACCATTGGGGATGCGGTGATAGCGCTGCTATGCAAGCAGTTCAAATATGCGCCGAAGGTACAGGTGAAGGCGGGGGTGTTGGCGGATGCAAATTTCTTGCACGCGGGGAAGGCGCTGGATTTCGCCAAGGCGCTGGCGAACACGACAATCACAAATACGACTAACTTTGCGAGCGTGGACGCGGGGGCGGCGACAGCCAACGGGTATGCGGGGTATTTGCAGATCACGACGCCGGTAGCGAGCGATGTGTATGCGATCAAGCTGCAACACAGCACGGACAACTCGACGTGGGTGGACCTGGCGAGTTTCGCGGCGAACGGGCAGACGCGGACGAGCGAGCGGATCGAGGGGACGGGGACGGTGAACCGTTACCGGCGGTGCGTGGCGACGCGCTCTTCTGGGACGGGGCAGACGCTGGGGCTGACGGCGGCGATTGCGGCGATTTAGGGCCGCTAAGGAGACTTAGCAGATGAAGCTGGCCGGACGTTTCTTGAAGGTGTGGATTGACGATGCGAGCGGTACGCCGCGGGATGTGAGCGCGGACATCGAGAGCGTGGAGATCCCGGAGGGGTACGGCGAGCTGGATATGACCGGGATGGGGCAAGGGGGGGAGGATGCAGCGCCGGGGATGCCGGGCTTTCCAGTGGAGATGGTGGGGATGTTCAATCCGGCGGCGACGACGGGGCTGTTCACGGTGCTGAGCGGGATCATCGGGCAGTATGCAAGCAAGACGGTGACGATTCAGGTGGGGAACAATGCGGCGCCGACGGCGACGGATCCGATCTTCGAGGGAGAGTTCTGGTTGCAGAAGATGTCTCCGGGGGCGGTGGTGAAGGGGAAGAAGGCATTGAAGGCGAGCTTCAAGCCGATGGGTGGGACTGCGCCGAGCTGGTGGACGACGGTGAGCGCGCCGGCGACATGGAGCCGGAGTCTGCCGTTTACGGTGCAACGGAATTGCCGGGTATTCCGAGCCTCGCCGGCGACATGGAGCATTGGGATGAATAAGCCGGTGGGGAAGGCTTATTACGTAAGCATGACGGGGAGCGACAGCAACGATGGGCTGACGGCAGCCACGCCGTTGCGGAGGGTAAGCACGGCGATCAATAAGGCGGACGTGGTGATGATTTATGTGGAGGCGGGGGTCTATGATTTCGATAATTCGTGGGCGACGATTGTCGCGGCGAAGAATCTGTCTATTATCGCGACGGGGGGAAGGGCGGTGTTCTCGGCGCGGTATGCAGGGCTGGCGTGGGCTAACGTGGGCAGCGATACGTATTCGACGAGCCGGACGAATGTGGCATGGGTGTACGATGCGAATGCGGAGCTGCGGGAGGCGAACGGGTTGTACAAGAAGCTGGCGGCGGCGGCTTCGTTAGCGGAATGCCAAGCGACGGCGGGCAGTTTCTATTATGCAACGCCAATCCTGTATGTGCATTTGAGCGACGGTAGAGCGCCGGATGGCGACTGCCTGGTGATGATTGGGGCTGTGTCTGTATCCATGAATGTGTTCCGAGGGGCTTATACGCTGTACTGCGAGGGAATTGACTTCGAGGGGGGCTATAACAATGCGATGAGTATCTACTACAACGGGGGAGCGCCGACGGGTTACTTCGCCGACTGCACTTTCAGGTATTCGGCGAACGATAACGGTTTGGGAGCTTCGGGGGCGCAGTTGTATCTGCAAGATTGCGTGGCGGAGGGCAATTATAACGATGGGTTCACTTATGGGCTGTTGACGGTTAACAGCCATGCGGTGGAGATTGACTGCGTAGGCAGGTACAACGGGGAGAGCGGGGATATTAACAACGGGAGTACGATACATTACGGGAGTGTGGTGAGGCTCAACGGGGAGTATCACGATAACGTGGGTCGGAATATCCACGATGTCAATACGGGGGTACAGAGCTGGAATTTGGGATGTTATGCGCATGACTCGGCGAGCGAGGTGAATGACTGTAATTACGCGGTGGGTACGGGAGGAACGGGGGGAGAGATGTGGCTGGATAGTGTGACGAGCGACGGCAGCACGACGGATTTGGAGGAGAACAGCGGGGCGACGCTGCTGTACCGGAATTTAATCAGCGACGGGGTGTTCTTAGGCACTCCGGCGGAATATTAACAGGAGGTTGAGATGGCTAAGTTAGCGGGTCGGTTTTTGAAAGTGTTGATTGACGACAGCGGGGGGACGCCGCGGGATGTGAGCGCGGACATTGACAGTGTGGAGATCCCGGACGAGTACGGCGAGTTGGATATGACGGGCTTTGGGGAAGGCTCGGAGAACAGCGCGCCGGGGATGCCGAGCTTTCCAGTGGAGATCGCGGGGATGTTCAATCCGGCGGCGACGACGGGGCTGTTCACGGTGCTGAGCGGGATCGTGGGGGGGTACACGGGTAGGACGGTGACGGTGCAGGTGGGGAATAATGCGGCGCCGACGACGGGTGACCGGGAATTCGAGGGGGAGTTCTGGCTGTCGAAGCTTGGAATATCGGCAACGCCGAAGGGTAAGACTGTAATTAAGGCGAGCTTCCGGGTGATGGGGAGCACTGCGCCGGCGTGGGGTACGGTGTCATGATGAGCGAGGAGCGCGTGGAGGCTACGGCACCCATCCGACTGCAATACCAGGCGGCGGGCTTCGAGGCGACGGTGACTTTTAAGGGGGAGGGGTGGAAGTATAAGCACTTGCGCCTATGGGAGGAGGCGCAGGGGGCGGGGATGTTGGCGGAGGTGATTTCGGAGCGGATCGTAGGGTGGAGTATGCCAGACGGGACGCCATTCGAGGCGGGACCCGAGGCGCTGGACAATCTGCATCCGACGCTGGCGAACTGGTTGGTGAGGGCATACCGGGATGCGTATAACCGTGCGGGGATGCCGGACCCAAACGGATAGTCGCGGCGGCGGACGCAGGTCAGTTTGCCGACCGCGAGAGGATTTCAAGCCGGCTGGAGAGGACGTTGCTGTGCGAACGGTTGAATTGGCGCGTGCTGCCGTGGGAGCTGGACGAGGTAGACTTGCGGGAGCTGCGGGGGGCGCTGTACGAGGCTTATGTGTACCGTGTGTTTGCGCAGTACGGGAGGGATATGGGCATGCTGAGCGAGGAGGAGGTAGAGCTGGCGGCATGGGTGGAGGAGTTGAGGGAGCGAGGTTAGTTGGGGAGTTTGGGAAAGGGGTGGCGCTCACGCAGGCTTTCTCTTGCCCTCACCCCGCCCCTCTCCCAAAGGGAGAGGGGCGGGGTGAGGGGGGTAAGAGAGGGGGAAGATGAAGAGAGGGGACCCGGGTAGGGCTGATAATGATAGTTAGCGAAGGTGAAACATGGATTATGTGGCGTCTTTGGTGAAGGGCAGGCGTGAGTTTGATCTGGGGGGGAATGGGGTGTTCAAGCTGGGGAGGGGTTTCATGCCGCCGGCAGTTGCGGAGAGTTATAGCATTGCGGACGGGACGGCGGGGAACGCGTACGGGGGCGGTCGGCGGGTGGGAAGGAAGGGGAGCGTGATGCAGTATGCGCTGCCGCTGCACGCGGAGGGGGGATCAAACGCGGGGATCGAGCGGGGGCTGGACGAGTTGAATTCGTTTTTGGGGGAGGCGGGGGACGAGCATGAGCCAGTGTATTTTCGGTTCAGGCCGAAGTCTTCGATGGGGGGCGAGCCGCTGCTGGGGTCGGCGGATGCTTCGCGGCAGGTGAAGGTGCTGGGAGGCAGGGTGTTTAAGGGGGATACGTATTGGCAGGGGCGGACGCGGGAGGCGAGGGTGGCAAACTGCCAGGCGCTGTTGACGCTGGATCCGATTTTGGAGAGCGCGGTGGATCAGTATGCGGGGAGCGCAATGGGGGGAGTAATTGAAGATTGGGTGGGGACGGTGAATGGGTTCAGCCGGGGGGTGATTGTGGCGCCGGCGGTGGATAATCGGTTTCCGAACCCGATATTCAGTCATGGGACGTATGACACGGGGTGGAGCGTGACAAACGCGGCGCTGTTAAAGACGCGCGTGACGGAGAAGAGACTGCGGCTGTTTGGGGCGGCGAGCGTGCTGTTGATTAACACGGCAGCGACAGATCATGCATTGGTCAGTTGGTTGACGCTGACGGTGGCTACATACACGGTGAGTTTTTATGTGCGCAAGGCGGATGGATCGGCAGTGACGAGCGCGGATTGCGTGGTGTGGAACGAGGTGGAGGTAACTTCGACGTTTACGCACGTAGGGAATGGGTGGTACCGAGTTTCGGGAAGTTTCACGGGGGCGGCGAGCGCGAAGAGCATCGGGATTAGGGTGAAGGCGCGAAAGATGCTTTACGCAGACGGTTTCCAATGCGAGCTGGGGGATTATGCCACGCCGTTGTGCCACGGTGATCTATTCGGGCATAGCTGGTCGGGAACGCAGCACAACTCTACAAGCAGCCGGGCCGTGGGGCGTTTGCGCTACGATGAGTGGGTGTTAAAGGCACGCGATTTTACGTGGTGGGTAGCGGTGAAGGTTAATCGAAGCAGCGCGGCTATTGGGAGCAACGTGCGCCTATTGTACGAGGAGACGAGTAATGCGCGTCTTTCGGTGGAGGCGAGCACAGGGAGGGTTCTGTGGACGGATAACGTGAATACGGCGAACGGGGCGGCAACGGCATTTGCGGCGGGGGATATACTAATCATTCATGCTACGCTGGATGATGGCGGTCTAAAGCTGTACCGCAACGGGGCGGCAGACGGAAGCGGAAGTGCAGCTTTTGAGGTACTGAGTGGAGCGACGCGGTTGTATATCGGTTCTTCGGACAGCCCTGCGGAACATTGCGGGTTTACCTTCTTGGGGGCGGGGACGCGGGATCGGGCAATGAGCGCGGGGGAGGTGGCGGCGCATTATGCGGATATGGCGGAGCGGGCGCGGGGGGGCGATGGGCTGGGGCAGCGGGTGGACTGGCTGCCGTACCTGCACACGGAGGACGGGGACGGGACGCTGGATAACGCGGATGACAGTACGCGTGAGAACACGGGGGTGATTGCGGGTGTGGCGGGGAATATGCCGGCGCGGACGATGTTCAGGCTGTATACACCCAATTTAAGCACTAGCGTGTGGCTGGGGCTGCACAGCGACCGGCTGGATGATTTTCAGAAGATGGCGCGGCGGTGGTATCTTGAGGCGAGCGGGACGGCGGACGCAAACGCGAGTGGAGGAGAATATGAGAGCATGTCTGCGCCGACGGGGACGAGGCCATTTGTGGAGATTGCGGTAGATACACCCGATAATGTGCGCGGGGAATTTCACTACTTTCTGAGGGCGAAGCGTTCAGCGGCGGCAGAGGCTGCGGCGGGGTATTATCTTCAATACAACGGCGGGTATATATGGCTGGAGGCGAATAAGGTGCTCAACCCGACGACGAGCTACCGGTGGTGGTATTTGGGGAAGCTGTCGTTCGAGCCGCCGGCGCGGATGATGCCGGAGAACGAATTGAACTTGAACCTAGGCATCAACATCGAGGATTTGAATGCGAGCGGGAGTTTCCATTTCGATTATGGGATGGTCATTAATGGGAAGGTGGCGAAGCTCAATTTAGAACTAACGTCACGGCCGGGAGAGACGAAAGTGGCTTCGGCGTATCCCAATTATCTCCGGGTGCAAGGGAAGCAGGTGATCCTAGATGTCGGCGTGTTCTTGGGTTATTTGCAGGGGGACGTGATCGAGGTGGAGCCGGAGCGGTATAACCTGCTGACGGGGGCGCTGGCGGACGATGGTGGGCTGCATGTGTTGACGGCAGGAATCACGGTGAGCGAGGTGCGGATCACGCCGCGGTGGGCGTTGATGTAGGAGGCGGTATGGCTGTATGGGATGATTTGAACGATCTGACGGTAGAGGTGTATGCGGAAGGCATCACACCGATAAGCGATGCGGAGGGGGAATTGCGGTTTGTGGAGCAGGTGGAGCTGGCGAAGGGGTACCCGGGCGGACTGTATCTGGATGCGAGCTTCCGGGTGGCGCGGGATGTGCTGAAGAAGTGGGCGGCGGAGGGGGGGAAGCGGGCGTTGATTCGCAATAAGTTGACGCCGGTGTGGGAGGGACGGTTGGGGAACCTGGAGCGGGTGTTGGAGGGGGACGCGGGGCAGTATGTGCATGTGACGGGTAAGGGTTTTTGGGGGGCGTATTTGATGCGGCGGAGGCTGCGGAAGCGGTGGGCGGATGCGCGGATCGAGGATGATATTTGGGTGTGGGGGGAGGGGTATTTGGCGGCGGCGATTGCGGAGTATGACCGGCATGGGAGGCTGCGGATCACGCCGAAGAACGAGGCGTGGGGGAGCGGGGATTATGCGGGCTTTGAGTACACAATGCCGACGGGGCAGACGATCAAGAAGATCACGTATGACTATAACCAGGCGGGGGGTGATTTCAAGCTGATTTTCTATGATCCCAGCGCTACGAACGGGGATCATGTGATTGTAAACGGGGGAGGGAGCGGGACGGGGGGGAGTTATACGCTGACGACGCCGGTGCAGCGGATGCAACTGCGCTTTGTGGCGACGGCGGCGAATACGCCGGCGAACGATGGTTCGGTCTATGGGGAGATCTTCAATGTGCGAGTGTACTCGGAGACGAGTGCGATCAACATGGAGGAGATCTTCAAGAATGTGGCGGGGATGGTCACGTCGTTGTCGAGCGATACGCGCTTGATCCAGGCAGCGGGAACGGCTTTAGCGCTGGATCCGTATGTGGCAGATGATTGGCCGGCCACGGCGGATGTGCTGGAGGAGGCGGCGAGCTTTGGCGACGGGGACGGGAATACGTGGGGGTTCGGGGTGAGGTGCTCGGAGCTGGCGGGGACGCCGGACGGGAAGCCGTTGTTGTTCCTGGAACAACGGCCGGCGCTGACAGATTACGATTATGTGGTGCGGGCGGGGGACGAGAACGTGATGGGGCCGGTGCAGCTTTATCAGGAGGATTCGGAGGAGGTGTTCAACTGGATCATTGCGCAGCGGCGGGACGAGCGGGGGCGGGTGCAGTTTACGACGCCAGACGACGATGCGACGCTAAAGGATACGGACAGCATTGCGGCTTACGATGAGCAAGATTATGTGTTCGATGCGGGATCGGTGAGCGAGGCGGCGGCGATTGCGCGGGGGGTGAGGTTCTTGGCGATGAGGAAGGATGCGCTGTGGAAGCTGCGCTCTCCGCTGCGGGTGAGGGGGTATATTCGGCATAAACTGTCGGGGCTGATGATTCCGGCGAGCGAGATCGAGCCGGGGATGCGGGTGAAGTTCGAGGACTTCGTGGACGAGGATGTGGTGCTGCTGATTTCGATGACGCGGTATGCGCACGATGGGCAGGTATGCACGATCACGGCGGGGCCGTTGGAAGATGGGGTGAGGGCATTTGCGCCGAACGTTCCGGTGTACGAGGCGGACGAGGAGGATGAGCGGGGAACGCGAGGGGGAACGCGGCCGGAGGTGAGACATATCTACGAGCACCTGGGGATGACACGGGCGGATTGGATTAAGCTGACGGCGGCTGAGAAGCTGGCGAAGAAGAGGATCTGGTGGAATAGGCGGCGGGAGAGGCGCGGGAGTTTGATGTAGGGCTGCTAATTGTTCTTAGCGGCGGAGTGAAGAGGAGGTCGATGACTGAGGAGGTGAAGACGACGAGGCCGGCCAAGCTGCGTGGCGGGAGTTGGGAGGTGTGGCAGGTTGACCGGCATGTAATCAATAAATGGGGGGCGTTGGCGAAGAAGGCGGATGGGGGGAATGTGGTGGTGCCGCTGTACCAGGTGAAGGCATGGCTTTCACGGCGGAGGCCGGAGGCGGTAGAGCCGGTGGTCAGCCCGGTGGAGGTGACGCTGGGGAGGTGGCTTGCGCTTGCGAGGCACGAGAAAAAAGGGGGAAGGTTGAGGCGGGCATTGATCGTGCCGGATTTGCATTTTGGGTTTCGGAAGAATGTGCGAACGGGGGCGTTGACTCCGTTCCATGACCGGCGAGCGCTGGATGTGTTGTTGCAGGCCGCGGCATTGGGGGAGTGGGACGACGTGGTTCTGCTGGGGGATGTGATGGACTTTGCGGAATTGTCGGATAAGTTTCTGCGCAGCCCGGAGTTTTATTGGACGGTGCAGCCGGCGGTGATCGAGGCGGCGTGGTGGCTGGGGAAGCTGGCGCAGGCGGGTCGGGGGGCGCGAATGCGAATGATCCAGGGGAATCACGAGCTGAGGGCGGAGACGGCGATTGTGACGCATTTGATTGCGGCGTATGATCTGCGACCGGCGGATGAGATGGCGCTGCCGCCGGCGTTAAGCGCGCCGCGTTTGCTGGGGTTGGAGAAGCTGGGGATCGAGTGGGTTGGGGGGTATCCCGATGCGGCGGTGTGGCTGACTGACGATCTACGCTGTGTGCATGGGGATGTGGCACGCGCCAATCCTGGGGATACGGCGAAGGCGGTGGTGCAGAAGTCGCCGGTGAGCGTGGTGATGGGGCATATCCACCGGATCGAGATGGCGACGCGCAGCGAGTACCGGCGGGGGGGTAAGATGGGGACGATTACGACGATGTGCCCGGGGTGTCTGTGCAGGGTGGATGGGGAGGTGCCGGGGCATCAACGGGGTCAACATTGGCAGCAGGGGTTTGGGACGGTGGTGTATGAGGAAACGGGAGATTTGATGACGATGTATGCGACACCGCTCCGCGATGGGCGAGCGGTGTGGGAGGGGCAGGTGCTGGAGGGGCGCGATCAGATCAACGCGCTACGGAGGGATACGGGGTGGAAGTTTTAG